TGCCGAAACGATCCGCGTCCAAATTTTGACTTTTTGATTTTGAATTATCGAAAGCGAGAGAAAACTGATGAGCATAGATCAGGCAGAAAGAGATCGAATGAAAACGGCGGCCATTTATGATCGATACATCAATCTGTATCAGGTCACTGATGAAGAGGGAAAGCCGGAAGAGAATATTGAACTCGAGAAGATGAAGGGCCTGATCCTGCAGCTTGCGCGATGTGAATATGACATCGAGAAGCTCTACACAGCACAGGAAGAAAGCGGAGGAATCATCCTCGAACATCCGAAGGTAGCAGGGAAATTCAAACCGAATCCGATCAATGGCGAGCTTATTAAGATGCGAGCTCAATACATCAACATATTGCAGATGATTGAAAGACATCTCGGAGACATAGAAGGTGAAGAGGATGACGGCCTCGGCGATTTCATATAACGAGAATCATTCGTTCCTCGCTGAATATCACGAAAAGGTGATGAGCGGAGAGATCCCTGCGAACTGCTGGATCAAGATGCAGCTGCAGAACCTCATCGATGATATGAACGATCCGCGTTTTCGGTTCGATCTTGCGGAGCCACGAAAAAGAATCCTCTTCATTGAAACGAAGGTAAAACACAGCAAGTCACCTTATGCCGGAGATCCTTTTATTTTGGAACTGTGGCAAAAGGCGATCATCGAAGCGACCTATGGATTCAAGATGGAAAGTGAAGGCCACTGGATCAGGCGCTTCAAATACTGCCTGCTTTTCATTCCCCGGAAGAACGGCAAAAGCACCTTCGCAGCTGCTCTCGGGCTCACTGAATTTTTCTGCGGGAACATGGGAACAAACATCTTCTGCGCGTCAAATGACTATGAATCCGCTGACATCGTTTTCAACGAGATCGATGACATGAGAGATCAGAGCGTTTCACTCGAGAAGGTGACGCGCCGGAATAATACCGGAATCTACTTTGGGAACCGGAAACAGAAGAGACATCACGGGAAATTCACGAGCCAGAACAAAGCTCAGATCAAGAAGCTGTCTGCAAGGAAGAAAGGCAAAGAGGGCCGAAACATCGACCTTGCCATAGTAGATGAATCGCACGAGATGGAAGACGAATCAATGATCCAGCCATTGGACCAGTCTGGATCAAGTAAAGATGAATATCTCATGCTCGAGATATCGTCAGAAGGAAAAGTCGAAAACGGGCACCTTGATAAAAAGGTCGCTCAGGGTAAAAAAACATTGAAGGGAGAGACGGAAGACATCCGGTCTCTCTTTTTCTTATACACGCAGGATTCGGAAGAAGAAGTGTGGCGCGATGAAAGGTCATGGATCAAGTCGAATCCGAATCTCGGAGTCTCAAAAAAGTGGCAGTTCCTGCGCGATGAAATAGCGGAAGCAAAGACCGACAGCGTCAAGCGGGCATGGATGTTCTGTAAGGATTTCGACGTCAAACAGACTAATGCGGAGTCCTGGCTTGATGCTTCGGAGATCCGGAACGATACGAAATTCAGCCTCGAGGATTTTCGCGGATGGTTCTATCTCGGCGGAGTCGATCTTGCAGAGACTACCGACCTGTGTGCGTTCACAGCCCTCTTCAAGAAAGATCAGTTTTTCTATATGCATCAGCACTTTTGGATTCCGGCTGGGAAGCTGGAACCCGGAAAGAACGATGAGAAAGCAGGCGCAAAGTACAGAGAATGGTCAGAGCAGGGATTCATCACGATCGTCGAAGATGTCGATATTGATACGGCGCTTGTAGCAGACTATCAGTTTCAGCTATTTGAAGAACTCGGGTTGCTGCCGTTTCATGTCGGCTATGATAACAGATTCGCGAAAGCGTATATCAAAAGGCATGACGATTTGTTCGGGAAAGGCATTCTCGACAATGTATTTCAGGACGCAAAAGCGCTCTCGAATCCGATGAAAAACCTCGGTGAAAACATGCGTCAGAAATATGTGATCTATGATGCGAATCCGGTCACGTTCTGGACATTCAAAAACTGCAGTTTTCGCCAGGACAATATCGGCCGGATCATGCCGAAGAGAGTTGAACGGGAAATGAAGATCGACGGCGCAGCATCCGCCATAGATGCCATGTTTGAATATCAGGCGAACAGGACGGACTATAACAGTCTCGTTGAAAAGTAAAGGAGAAAAAGCAATGCGATTTTCTGAATGGATTAAATCACTTGTCAAGAATAGCACGATCAATCCGAGCAGAGCTCAGGACATACTCGGGAACCAGCGCCCGATACTCGAGGGAGTCGGAGGCAACATATATGCTTCTGATTTTGTGAACAACTGCATCGATCGCTGCGCGACTGAAATCAGCAAGATCAAGATCAAGTCTGTCGTAGAGCAGCAGGGAATCGCGATCGCGAACGATGACATCACTCGCCTGTTCAGGTTCAAGCCGAATCCGTCACAGACCACGAGTGATTTTCTGTCGTGTATTGAATGGCAGCGCCGGAAGAACATGAACTGCTGGATCTATCCGCAATATGAATGGGCCTACACTCCGACCGGAAATGCAATCAAGCAGTTTAAGGCATTTTATGTTTTGAATCCTCGGGACGTATCGATCGGTATCGGAGACAGTTACAACGAGATCAAAATGACTTTCACGGATGGGTCCGTTTTCACATTTCCGGAAAGCGAGCTGATCAACATCAAGTGGCGCCGTGGTGTGAATCCGGTTCTCGGCGGTGACGATTATGGCCGCCCTGATGATCAGAATCTCACGAATGTTGTTGATGCGCTGCATAAGACCATTGACGGACTTCCGAAGTCGATCGAAGCCAGTCTGCAGATCAAAGGAGTCTACGCAGTTAAAAGTGCTGCGGAATCAAGCAAACTCGATAAAATCCGTGATGACTTTGAAAGTCACATTCTCAAAAGCAAAACGGGCATCATCGCGACCGATCTCGTTGGAGATTTCAGTCCGACTAAGATCGATTATGCCGATATCGATTCCGAAACACTGAAATTCCTGAAATCAAATATCTGTGAACGATACGGAGTGAGTCTCGAGATTCTATCCGGGAAATATACCGCAGAAGATTATTCGAGCTTTTATCAAAGCTGCATCGAGGACTTCATCGTCCAGTTCGAGCAGGCCTTCACAGAATACTGCTTCACTCCACGCGAGAAAGATGTAGGGCATGAGGTCAAATGTTATTTCTCGCTGCTGCAGAGGCTGTCCCCACAGGATAATATCAACCTTACGATTCAGGCGACCAATGCCGGGCTGATGTATGTTGATGAGATCAGGACGAAACTGTTTGGTATGGAACCGCTCCCGAATGGAGAAGGGCAGGTCAGACTGCAGTCGCTTAATTATGTTGACGCGAATCATGCGAATGAATATCAGCTCAGTGGAAAATCCGGAAGCACCGGAGGAGGAAATCAAAATGAGTAAGCCAAAGTTTGAAAGAAGAATTATTGAAATGCGTGCTGCCGGAGATCCGGCGGACGAAGGGAAGATGATCATCGAGGGCCGTGCGATCGTGTATGACTCTCCGCAGACATATCAGTACGGGGATGACAGCTATACAGAAGTCATACAGGCAGGAGCGCTGAACAGAACGGACATGCGTGACGTACCGCTCAGGTATAACCACCATGACGGATTTCTGATCATGGCAAGGACCAGGAACAGCAGCCTGCAGCTCATTCCGGATGAGAAAGGTCTGATGATCAAAGCAGAACTCATAGACACACAGTCGAATCGTGATGTCTATGAGTCAATCAAGAACGGCCTGATCGACAGGATGAGTTTTGCATTTACAACGAGACCGGAATCTGATCTTTGGGAGATCCAGGGAGAAGATGTCAAACGGACTATCACGGATATCGATAAGCTCTATGACGTGAGCGTAGTCGATCAGCCGTTTTATGATAGCACCTCTATTTTCGCGAGGAGCTTTGAAATGCTGGACAGCATGAAGGAAAGCCGCATGGATGATGCGAAAGCGTTTGAACTGAGGAAAAGAAAACTTGAACTCATAGCAAAAGCAACAGCAGAAAGGAATTAAAAATGGAACTCAATGAAATGCTCGAGAAAAGAGCACAGCTCGTTAAGGGCATAGCAGACGCTAAAACATCGGAAGAGCTTGACACAATGGAGCTCGACCTCAGAAAGCTCGACATGCAGATCACTGAAGCGAGAGCTGCAGATGAAGCAAAGAAGAACGAGAAGACTCCTGAGGAGCTCGAGGCTGAGCAGAGATCACACGCGATCCCGGCTGCAGCGAAGAAAGGCGCAGAGGAAAAGACTCCGGAGAAAAAGGGCATCGATCTCGAGAAGATCGCAGCTTCTCTCAGAAACAATGAGGAAGTCCGCATCAATGCAGAGGTCATGAAGGAAGTAGAGAAGAGAGCGATAGCCTCTTCATCGACTGTCATCCCTGCTTATACGGATTCACTTGTACATGCAGCACCTAACGGTGTGGCAGCAGCAGTCGATCTCGTACACAGCTTCCCACTTACCGGCGGAAACAAGTGGAGCGTAGGCTTCGAGGTTTCTGATGGAGAGGGCGACTACACAGCAGAGGGAGCGGCCTATACGAACAATGAGCCTACATTCGATACGAATGAGACTGCAGCGATCAAGATCACTAACAGTGTCTATGTCGATGAAGAGGTCGTTGATCTCCCAGCAGCTGACTACATACTCGCAGTAGTACAGGCAGCACAGAGGTCAGTAAGGAAGAAAGTATCAAAGCAGATCGTAGCCGGAACAGGAACTAAGTCTCTGCTCGGAATAGCTAATTCCCCTGCAAAGGTGATGCCTACAGACTACAAGGTAGAGCTGTCAGCATTCGATAAGGATTCGCTCCGTAAGATCATCATGGCATTCGGCGGTGATGAGGATATCGCATCCCCGATGACTCTCTTCCTGAACAAAGCTACACTGGATGCGTTCCTCGCAGTTGAGCTTAAGAGCGGAGATCCTGCTTACACAGCGACATTCAACGGCACAGGCGGAACGATAAAAGAAGCAAAGGGCGGACTCGAAGTGCCTTACAGCCTGAACAGCGCACTGCCTGCATTCGGCACAGCAGCTGCAGGAAACACATTTGCAGTATACGGCGATCCGATGGCCTATGACCTTCCTATATTCGGGGACCTGACTATCACACAGAATCCTTACATCAAGGAGGACAACGGACAGGTCGCATTCTTCGCGAAGATGTATGTTGGCGGTGTTGTGAATGCTTATAAGGCATTCCTGCCAGTAAAGAAGAAATCAGCATAGTAGAAAGGACGGCAGATCATGGCGGTTTCTGAAAAAGCAATAAGCACGATACAAAAAAGAATCGGGGCCGTCTATCTGACGGACGATCAGAAGGCTTATCTCACAGGTATGATCGAAGCAGCTGAAGCCATCATGAAAGATGCAGGATGGCCTGAAGCAGATCTCGAGACACCGAAAGGCATCGAAGCGATAGCGATCTATGTGAAAATGAGTCTTGATACAGACGCGAACGCAATGAAGATCAATCCGGTCTGGCTGGCACTGGTCGGCCAGGCCCGGGGATCTTCTGATTCAACAGTATCAACAACAGGAACGGAGTGAGCTTATGAGATTTTTAACCCCTTTGAAATTCTATAATCGTTTGAATCAATATGTTGTGGGACATGAGGACGCTATATCTTGGGGCGAAATCAAAGAAGCGAATGGCGCATCTGTTTATTATGCGAACTGGTCGAGCACATACGGAGCTGTCAAAGCGGCCTCTCTAACGAGTGGCATCATGGACACAGCGACTGTCACACTCCCGTTTGCTCCAGTGCTATATGAAGCACTGCAGAACAGGACAGTCGTTATTGCGAAAAACTGCTCGTCCATACTGAATGTAGACGGTGAAATTGACCC